GGTGTCAGAAAATTAGTTTATGATGACACCCCCATTAGACAAGATATAAAATATGTCACTGAGGTTGCACGAAATCTCGCTCACCTTGAACCGAATGAAATTAGACCTGTTGGTCTTGCTGAATCGTTCAAGGTCCGTGTTATCACGGCATCACCTCCTTTAAGGACATTTGCTCTGAAACCTTTACAAAATTATTTATTTAGTGTTTTATCAGGGCATTCGACCTTTAAGTTGATAGGTGAACCTGTTTCTGAAGAATATCTTACAGACAGGTTTAAGGATTATATCGGTTTTAAATTTTTATCAGGCGACTATAAAGCCGCCACCGATAATCTATTGAGTGAGTTATCTGAGTACTGTGGTCATTGTTTGAACCAAGAATTAGAGATTGATGGCAGTACCCTAGGAGACATGTTTATTGATGCACTGGTTAATCATCAAATTACACCCGAAGAGTATTGGGGTGCTACCGGTGCGGATATTTCGGAAAAACTGGATCAAAAGAATGGCCAGCTTATGGGCTCGGTTGTTAGTTTTCCAGTTTTGTGTATTGTGAATGCGGCATTATGCGCCTTGTGTATTGAGGAAGGTTCAGGCACGACTGATCGTGTCCTATTAAGGTACCATCCTCTTATGATCAACGGCGATGACTGTGCTTTTCCTGCGAACGACCTTGCGCACTCAATGTGGCGCTATTTTGGTACATGTGCTGGACTTTGCCCTTCATTGGGTAAATATTTCTTTACAGATAAGTTTGTCCAGATAAACTCCAGAAACTTCTTCCCTGTCCCCCTCGAATTGAAGAGGAAGAGAGGACAATATATGGAGGAGTTTGCCGATTATGTCGGAGGTGAGATGTACTGGTCGAGATTCGAGGAGATCCCATTTGTTAATTTACGACTTCTTGTTGGAAACCCGAGATCCTCAGCTTGTGAGGTTCCTAATGATTTTAAAATCACTAGTCTAGGTTCTCGTCAACGAGATTTTGTTCTTGATGGTCCTGTCTATTTATTTAGTCAATTAGCGACCCTTTTCTATGCTCGAAATGAGCACCTTATCAAGAATAGTCGTTTACCTTGGTTCGTGCCAACTAAGTATGGAGGCTTAGGCCTCAATGAGAAACTTACCCCATATGGGAATGGTCTCTCTGACACGGATCGTGCCGTTTGTGCACTATTAAGTAAAGGTAAATTTAAAAACCCACCACGTAACCTTAAGGTTGAAGATGATTGGAAGACCCACTCTCTTGTTCTCGATT